CTTGCTTAAGATGCAGTTTGAAATTACTGTTTTAACTGCATTTCCAATTTGCTTACTATCCTCACTCTCCATTGCAATGATGAGGATTTTTTCTTCTTTAACTAGAAATGGACGATATCTAATTTTTTTCTTTAATGATGGAATTTCCAACTCATAAATTGGAGTAGCAATCTTTGGTAAAGGCATAATAACCTATAGAATTCAGGTGCTTCTATTTATGCCCTACTCATCAGCAGAATTTCTACTTGTTCCAGTTATTGTAGATGATTGTCCTGAAGAAGCATCTCCAAAAGAAAACCATCCACTATTTCTAGACGATGATCTAGAAGATGTATTAGCATAATCAGATATTCCTCTAGGTCTTGGGTCATCCAGTCTTCCCGTACCTTGATTGAGATTTCTCCAAATCATTTCCTGTTTTCCAGTTGCAAGTCTATCATTATTATTAGATGCATCTACATAATTTGACGCTGTTATATTTTGAGGTTGCTTATTATTATCTCTCAGGTAACTTATATCCAAACTTCTAATAGAACCGCAAACATATCTTTCATAACTAAATGATGCAGTTACTGTCAATATTTGAGAATCACTATATGCTATCGTTGGCGAATACATTGAAGTTGGAAATAATCCAAAAAAATTATATTCAATCTCATTAGCATAATCTCTATCAAACTTTAAAATTTTAACCCCATCAGTCTTATAATCTCTAGGATATTTCATTCTGAAAAAATATCCTTTATTAGCAATATTTGCTCCTCTAGATCCACTAGCAATAAATTCTATCCAGTGCTCCAAAAATTTAATTATTTTGTACTCTTTATCAACATAGAATGTTAAATCAATTGCAGTAAACATTCTAGCATGAGCCATTTTCTCAGTGACTCCAGTAACATCACCAACAATATCCGCAGTTCCAAGAGCACTGCCTGGTAATGATGCAGAAGAGCATAACAATCCAGCATCTTCGGCAACAAATCTCCAACCAACACCTCTAACATCTAAATGCGTTTGAAGGAGAGTTGGTAGTGCTCCGAAAGATACTTGGTAATGACTAGTTTGTGCCAGATTACCAAAAAGTGGTTTAATTTCTGATATTCTGCGAGGACGTGCTATAGACACTCTAAATACTCTTAAGGTCTTATACTATATTTAGATGTCGTATAAAGGAAAAATTAATTACTATAAATAATATGGAATAGTAAATTCTTCAATATGAAAGAAATAAATTACAAATTAAACACAAAAAAATTGAATGAAATATTTAATATATCGGGGTATGAGGTCATAGAAGAAACTTTTATTGTAGATACTGATAGTGGATGTAATGGGGAAAACAATGGTTTTTATGGAAAAATGCATAGCGAAGAAACAAAAAAAATTATAAGTAATAAAATTAAAAATTTATATAAAACAGATAATGATTTTAAAAATTCCAGAAGAAATTTTGGTGAAAAAAATGGAATGTATGGAAGTGCAAGATTTGGTGAATTAAGTCCTATGTATGGAAAAGAACATAGTGAAGAAACAAAGAAAAAAATGAGCGAAATTAAAAAGAAATATTATCAAACCAATCATAGTCCAAATAAAGGAAAAAAATTATCAGATGAAATGAAGAAAAATCTATCAGAAAAAAATAGTAAAGAATATACATTATTAAGTCCTAATAATGATATTATAAAAATAAAAAATCTTACTAAATTTGCAAAAGATAATGAACTAAGTATTGGTTGTTTGGTACAAGTGGTTTCTGGGAGAAACAAAAGTCATAGAGGGTGGAGAAAATATGAATAAAAAATTTCTCCAAGGGAAATATACTCCCAAAAATCCCCAAAAATATATTGGAAACCCCACTAATATAATCTATAGGTCAAGTTGGGAAAGAAAATTTTTAGTTTATTGTGATACTAATGAAAATATTCTCGAATATGCTAGTGAAGAAATTGCTGTTCCTTACTTTGATCCAACAACAAATAAAGTAAGAAGATACTTTCCAGATTTTTACATTAAAGTAAGAGAAAGTAATGGTGAAATTAAAAAATGCATTATCGAAATTAAACCTAAGAAACAAACAGTAGAACCAATACCACAAAAGAGAAAGACAAAAGGATATATCTATGAGGTTTATGAGTACGCTAAAAATCAGGCAAAATGGAAGGCTGCAGAAGAGTTCTGTAAAGATAGACAATGGGAGTTCAGAGTGTTTACTGAAGATCACTTGGGAATTAAGTAATGGCAAGAAAAGTAAGTAAAATTCCAAAAGGAAAAATTAAATCTCTTCTTACAAGTCAAAGAGAAAAACTTTCTGATCAACAAAGAAGTGCAATACAGCAAGAAGAAACTTCAGAAACTTTAGATAGATTAGAAGTACCTACTAAAAAATTAAGTAGAGTTCAAATGCTGGAAGAAGCAATTTTACAAGGAATTGATAATCCAAATGAACTTATGGCAATTATTCGAGAAGTTTTTAATGACACCGAAAAATTTCCAAGACCAGGAAATATATACACTTTTGTTTATACTGCAAAAACACCAGGAATTGCTTATGATAAACATCCATTAGTGATAGTTCAAGGAGATGGTTATAGTACATCTGGATTTAGAGGATATAATATTCATTGGTCAGATCATAGAAATTATGTTTGGGAAGGAGTTGGAAGTTTATTTCATAGAATTCAAAGAGGTGAAGAATTTGATTATCTTCATGATGTCCCATATAAAGACATATTGTACACATAGTCTAAATAGTTAGAAAATCTAAATGACGGAACTTCTCAGATATCCACAAAAAAGAATAGATGCTTCGGATGATTATCTGCAGATTCTTGTCGTCGATTATGTTCCTCCAGGTTTAAGTACCAACCCATCAAATCTTATTCAAAGAAATTCTACTCAAGCATTGAATTCTCCTGAGGCATTGGCAAAAAATGGAAGTTTGAAAAAACCATTATATCAGATTCTTCTTCCTATGCCACAAGGGATCTCTGATGAAAATTCAGTTGATTGGGGTGATGATAGTTTAAATCCTTTGTCTGCGGGACTAGTTAGTGCAGGACAAAAGGCTATAGCAGGAGTTCCTGTAGAAGGATTTAAGGATATTACATCAGCAATAGGAAAAGTCGCTACAAGTGGAAATGGGCAAGATTTGGTGTCCAGTTATTTTGCGGCCCAGGCAGTCAATAGTCTAGGAGCAAATGTAAGTGCAGAAGGTCTTCTCTCCAGATCATCCGGGCAGGTTCTTAATCCAAATATGGAACTCCTGTTCAAAGGAGTTATGTTGAGATCATTTAATTTCTCATTCAATTTTGCACCGAGAGAGCAAAGCGAAGCAATGGCAGTTAAGAAGATCATAAGGACATTTAAAAAATCAATGTCTGCTAGAAATTCAAGTGGTGTTGGAAAGGGATTGTTTATTAGTTCTCCAAACATATTTCAATTAGAATATCGAACTGGTAATGGAAAACATCCATTTTTAAATACATTTAAACCATGTGCATTACGATCTATGAATGTGGACTATACTGGTTCTGGTGCTTATGCAACTTATGAAGATGCAACACCGGTCCATATGAAACTTACACTTTCATTTCAAGAATTAAATCCAGTTTACTACAGTGATTATGATGGTCTTACTGATAGAGATGGAGTTGGATACTAATGTCATATTTCAGAGAACTACCAGACCTAGAATATCAATCACCTTTTGTTGATAGAGTATCTTCGGATGCTTATGTTCGTGCCAAAAATTTATTTCGCAGAGTCAAACTTCGTGACGATTTGCAAAATGTTTTTACACTTTTTAATAAGTATCAAATTCAAGATGGAGCAAGACCCGATACTGTTGCAGAAGAACTTTATGGTAAAGCAGATTTAGATTGGGTAGTTCTATTAACTGCAGGTATTGTAAATGTGAGAGATGAGTGGCCTTTATCTGATAGAGATATTTACAATTATACAGAAGAAATTTATGGAACTGAATTAAATGCAGTACATCATTATGAAACTAGAGAAGTTAAAGATTCACAAAGTCGTTTGATTCTTCCTGCAGGTAAAATTGTTGATTCTAATTTTTCAATTAAAGATCCAGATGATTATATGGCAACATTAAATCCAGTTGTAGGTATCAGTAATTATGAATATGAAGTTCGCAAAAATAATAAGAAAAGATCAATCTATATCCTAAAAAAAGAATATCTTCAGCAATATCTAAATGATATGAGAAAAATTATGTATTATGATAAGTCTTCACAATATGTCGATAAGACTCTTATTCGTACAGAGAATACTAGAGTCACAATGCCATAAAAAAGGGGGGAGGTTTCCCTCCCCGTTATTATCAATCTGCTGCCAATTTTGCAAAATAATTGAGAGTGTCATCATCTTCTTCATCATAAGAAGAAGACTTAGAAGAACTCAGATTACTCAGTTCGGTACGAAGATCTTCATCAAGGTCACGAACTGGACCACGGGAAGTCGATTCCTCATCAGCAACCTCAGCATCCTGACGACGAGTTCCTTTGTTACCAAGAACATAATCAAGACGCTTCTTCAGTTCATCATAAGACTTGAACTGATCGGCAGCAACGAGTTCTGCAAGAGAATACTGCTTCTTCCAGATTGCTTCCATTGCATCATCATCTTCCAGAAGAGCGCCTTGTGCAGCAAACTCTGAAGAATCATAGTTACGGTAACCAGCAACGTTCTTTGCCTTCAGTTTGAAGTTAGCACCCTGCCAAAAGTCAAACGGATCGATAGGAGTCTCATCTTCAAACTCAGGTTGCATCGCAGCAGTAATCTTATCAAAGATTTTCTTACCGAACTTATAAAGGAAAACCTTACCTTCATTATCAGGATTGGCAGGATCCTTGACCACATAAATGTTGCTTACATAAGTCAGTTTGCGCTTCTGCTTACGGGCAACTTCTTTACCAGCATCAGTGCCATTGTTCCAGAGTTCGGAATTCAGTTCCGACACAGGATCTTTCTGGTTCAGTGTAGTCAAAGAGTTCTCAATGTACCAACCACCAGAACCTTGGAAGGCATGAGAGTACAGTTTCACAAAAGGTAGATCTTCACCGTTAGGAGCAGGAAGGAAGCGAATAACGGCATAACCATTACCACTCTTATCACATTCGAGTTTCCATACACGATCATCACCAGATGATGCGTTATTATTCATTTTTTCGACTTCCTTGACCAGTTTAGCAGTCAGGGAACCAAGTTTGGATTGTTTCTTAAGATCGGAAAAAGACATTTGGATTTTTGGGTAAATTGGATGTTTTGGATTTACTTAGATATTATAACAAAAATGATCTCACTTGTCAATAAATTGTTTGAGAGATTCAATCGTTTTAGTCATACTATTAAACAGTAAATTCATATCTGTATCAGGGGGAAATCCCATGATTGCCACAGATTTGCGGAGATTCTCTTTCATCTCAACCGCTTGTGGGTCATCAGAAAGAGAAAGTCTTGTGTACATAATGCGTTGCTTTTCTAGCAACAAAGTCATCTTTTCAATGTGTTCCAGTTTGTCTTCACGGGTCATTGAACCAAATGACAAAATACTTCCATAAATGAACTTTTGAAGATCATTAATTTCTTCTAGTTCTTCCTGAATCAATTCAGAATCAAAGAATTTACTCATTTACAATTTCCCGTAGAAGTTTTTTATACTGAAACTTATCAATATTTAGAAACGGTTTGTACTTCTTGATTTTTAAACTTACAGTTTCCCACACAGGGTCAGAAAGTTTTTCATCAAACACATTCCCGAACATGAATATTATATCATAAATTACCAGTACTTCAGGTGAAATCTTCCCACCCAGAAACTTTTTTAGAACTGGTGGATGACCTTTCGAGCAGTTGAAAGCATCTTCTAATTTGATTTCCGAGAGTAATTCTTCCGATTGTTCTTTGAACAAGTAGGTCAAACTCTGCTGTCGTTTCATCCACTCGGTGTAAGTCCTTTCTCCCGAATTTATAATTTCTCCAATCCATACGTTTTGTGGGTTGTCTGTGGCAACAAAGTTTGATACAAGAAAATCTACTATTTCTTTGTCAGAATATTTTCTTGAAGATTTTTCGAAAAAATACTTATCCTTACGTTTGTTGAAGGAAGTCAGAGTTGCTCTAGACTTCCCACCATATTTAAAGAAATCGTATTTTGGATTTGTAAAATGACTTTTGAGTGAAAGATAATGTTGATATGTCTCAAAAGGACTCATAGTGGAAGTTTTGCTCGTGAAGTTTTCTTCATAAAGTTTAGATTAATAGCATCATACTTCAATCGTTCTTTAAGTGGTTTTGATACAAGTTTTGCAATTGAATCTACTTCAATACCATTAATCTCGCAATAGTGACAAATAGCATCGATATAGTTCATATTCTCTTCTGCAACGATCTTCTCTATTTCTAGAGAAAACTTGGAAGGAGTCAGAAACTTATCCTCTATTGCTTGTTGAAGGGTTTCTTCGTATCTGGGAGAGTGCTCATAAAAAGAATCATTTCTTACATTAGACTTCCCATCCTTTCTTAATGTTTTATCTGGTTCCATAGAGTTCCAATTTATCTCCAACAAACTTTCTAATATATTGGACGAGCAATTTAAGGTACTTTGCTTTGTCGTATTCTTCATAAACTACACATTCTCCGTCTTCACAAGACATAATGATAACAAATTTTTTGACTGATACCCCAGTCAGTTCGTAGTACATTGCAGCATAGGCACAGCACTGAACGAAATAATGATCGATCCACTCGCGTGGTTTCGGTTTCTTAGAAGTCTTAAAGTCGATGATTGCTAATTCGCCATTATATTCGGCAATGCAATCAACGGTTCCTGCAATACCTAATTGCTTACTATATAGGGAACCTTCAAGAGAGTGAATATTATTTATATTCTTGAGAGTTGACTTCGCAATATTAAAGAGAAACTCTGAGATTGGAAGAATATCCGTAGGAAGATCTTGATTTTTCAGAAAATACTCAGTAAGAGTATGCATATCCGTACCACGACTTGTTGCAAGTTTCGTGATACGGTCTGCTTCCTCGTCCCCAACTTTCTTCCTCCACTTCACAAAGATTTCTTTATTGAAATGACTTGTAACAGAAGTGATAGAAACTAGTTTGAGTAGTACTTCATCATCAGGAACTTTATAATATCGAATACCATCTATAGTCTCCCGTTCAAGTTGTGGGAGAGTCACATCAACATGATTGAACATTAAA